GGTACCGTATCACCAGGTCTTAAACACTGTAATAAAAACGTCAACCTACTATTCAAACCTTCGGGTGTTGTTGAGTGGAATCCCGGGTGGAAATATCTTAACTTCTCCCTTAAACTACTAAACGCAACAGGTGAATCTTCTTCTAATTTTTTAAAGTAGTAACACTCTGAAAGTGTTTTTACAATAATTCTTTTAAGTTCATCAATTTGAGGTTTAGGTGCCGTAGGTGTTGAGTATGTCCCATCAGGTTCCAACCTAACTTTAGGTATGTTTGGATCCGGAACGGAATCAGTATTCTTTTCGGGTAGTTTTTGTACCTCGAAGTCAATTTCTGTATGTCTACAGAAGAACGTAATCGGTGCAGTTCTTTTTAATGAATCACTCGATAAAATATTCTTATTGTGACAATCTAAATTATCGGTACCACCTGTTTTAAGGTCCCCGATGTTTTCACCGTAATTCCTTGATTTAAGGGTTAATTTTCCTTCGATGTCATCATACCCCAATTCTTTAAAGGTATACTCGTAAACGAAGTCTACGACCCCTTGTGAGTTGGATGTGGTACTTGATGCCCACTTAACCGAATATGTTGAACCTTTACTTAATTTTTTAAGGATATCCTGAGTAATACTATGTGAACGTCTAACAGATAATCTTGAATTATACTCGTTATCCGCTACGGATGACGTACTTGACGCAAATGAAATTGTGATATCAGATACTTTCTTCTCCTCGATAGATTTTTTTAATTCATCTAAACGTGTTGTGAAAATATTATATTTTTCGGTTAATTTATCAAACCCCTCTAATACCAATGTTTTTTGTCTATCGATCGCCTCCGCTTGATTCGGAATATCCGTGGTTCCAAAAAGAACTTCCTTGTCATTTTTCTTCGCATTTGTTTGGGTTCCCTGAAATAAGTTATTTAAACCTATTTCCAAATCTTTCATATATGTCCCATTTGCAGGACTAACAACATCCCCAATATTAGAGACATATTGGTTATAGATATCCTCATACGGATCTTGGGATTGCATTTGTGTAGACTCGAATTTCTTAGGAAAGTCATTAGGGAAATAGACAATTGCCTCAAATTTTTCAGGTGCGGGTTTCTCAGGCTCTGGTTTTGGTTCAACCGGCTCAACATCCTCAACTACTGTCTTATATTTTTTAATATCGTCAGTGGTTTTTGGTTTACCAGCGTTTAAATAATCTTGTATCTTTTTAATATCATCAGAATCGACGGTAGAATATCTTCTTATTAGACTATAAAAATCAATATCCTCACATCCGGCGAAAAATGCATTGATGTAATTATCGGCTTCCTCGTCCGACATCCCTTTAAAGTGTTCCCTAACTAAAAGATTCAGGACACTTGGGTGGTCAACAACAACCTTGAAACTTATTTGTCCGGTTCTTGATGTGTTTTTGTACGTATAAATCGGTTCAGGTCTACCTAAGAAAATATTATCTTCCCACGAAGCGTTGTTCTGTTCTGACATTTTTAAATCGTAAGGTGGAAACCACATAACCCTACCACCGTTTGGACCTCTTTCACAATAAGGAAGATCACTAACGGTATATCCAGGTGTGTTCGATGTTTTCCACGCTAAGTTCTCAATCGAGAACATATATTTTTTAGCATAGAATCCGTCACCATTTTCATTTTTAAAAATATTAGTTGACCCCGCAAATGCCTCATCTCCCGATTTACCATTTGACATTGGCGCTATATTCAAGTTCCATGGGGTTGACATAACACTTGAATCGAATTTTCTAATGTTGCCAGTCCTTTTCATAGTGTCGGACATATTCATATAGGATCTGTCTTTTGTCCAAACTCTACAGTATTCAACACCACTCTCTTCACCACTAAATTTATCGACGTACTTAATCGCAGAACCTCTAGACAACATAACATTACCTTCCCTAAAGACACGACTCGTTTGATCAATCGCATTGGCGACGTGTGAACGAGACTCACCACCGTTTTGTGGCATACTATTCAACAATTCTTGGGTCTTACCCATTAAGGAATCTTCTCTGAATCCGTATTTTGTTGAGAGACTTTCCTCTAATCGAGACCTCTCGGACGAATATTCTTCGTTGTGAGTACCTAATTTATTTTTTGATCTCGTACTATACCAAGTTAGTTTACCACCAATTGGTCCACCCTCGGTTATGTTTACTTTCCTTTCAAACAATTCAGTTTGAATTGGGTCGAACATTAGACTTAAGTAATAGTTACTCCTCACCACATTGTCGTTAAAATCGGACATTGCGTATTTGACATCTTCACCTCGGTCATCTCCAATGTATGCAAGTCCTCTCGGTGCCTCATTACCCAATAAAGTATTTATTCCTTGAGCAATATTGTCAACGAAATTAAAGAGTTTAGATGAATTTTGTGATCTCGCAGTTGTGGTATAATTAGGTGCGTATTTTGATAATCTTAAGTTATCATATAATACCGCCTTTTGTCCTCCACCCATATATTCGATCATTAGATCGGATGGTTTTCTACCTAACTTAGGTCTTCGTTGTATACCGATAAGTGACCCTAATGCACCTGTAATATCTTGAAATAAAGATCCTGCACCTGTCTGAGCCTGTGGTCTGTATTCTGTTGGGTTATTTGGGTCTGTTAGGTAATCACCCGGTATTTCACTCCACGGGAATTCAACACCCGCTACCGTTTGTAAGAAGTCAATCGCCTTACCAGGTAATGTTTTTGCGACGGTGATTTTATAATTCTTCTCAATTAAATCTTCTTTACCTGTGATTATATTAATTGCGGTCGCAGTATTACCTTCCAACGCATCAATAAGTCGAACCCTACCATAAGTTGCTGCAACTAAATTTTGTGTGATTCTCGCCAATACGGGACCCTGTTTGTCATTCTTAATGTATCTCGCAGCGAAATTCATCATTTTTGATTCGTTATCGTATTGGTCAGTAGTCATTATACCAATAAGACTATATGGGTTACCACCCGTAAAATATGGGTAGTTCCCTAAATTATCTATTCGGGCAATGTCTCTAAGGTTTTCAACGATATCGAATTCTTCGACCGTAAAAGTATTTCTTGATGCGGGTATTTGTAAATAGGTATCCCTATTAGTCTCAACATCACCCGGATCTACGTTCGCAAAATCGGTTAGATTTTGTACTGAATAGTTACCACTAGTAAATGATTGTGGTCCATCAGGACTCTGTAGGGTTCTAGCAATTATGCTATCCCTAAATTGACTAGTACTATTAAAATCTAAATAACTTGGCATCCTATTTTTTTTATATTAGATAAATAGATTTGTTTTATAAATCATTTATTCAATCGTATATGTTGTTATTGTGTAGTCTCTACTATTTGGTGCAATTAAATCCGACCACGACGATGTATTCTGTAATATTTCTTTCTGTAATCCAGCAGCAACATTTTCACTTTTTAATTGAACTGTTAATGTGGAGTTGGTACTTTTTTGTTGTGAAGTTTCAGTGGTTTTCGTATTATTCGTTTCACCCTGAATTAAATCCCTAACGTTTGATCCAGCACCTTTAATACCTCCCGATATCGATGCTCTTATCTCGGCAGAATTCTGACTAATAAATTGACCCAATTCTTTCGTATCCATTCCAAGTACCTTCGCGGCACCCGCATCAAGTGTCTTAGCCGCTTCGATTCTCGCCAATGTCAATAAAGAAGTAACGTCTCTTCGGATATTTTCAGTCGCTGTTGCTTGATCACGAATAATTTGTTTTTCATCTTTTTGTTCGAAATCTTTCTGATATTCAAGAATTTTTTGTGCCTGAGCTTCAGTTATCTTACCAAGTTCTAAACTCGACGCCCCCAATTGTTTCTGCAATTCCTCTCCCTGAATGTCAATGGTCATTTTACCATCCTTCATTCTTGCGATATTGGTAAGGAATTCTTTATTTTTCTCATCAATGTTAAGTCCTGATAACTCAGACATTGCCGTTAATCTTTCCTCGGTCCCAATTGCGGCCTGTGTAACATCCTTAAGATCAATACCAAACGCTTGCGCCATATCTCTGGCCTTTCTCAAGTTTACACCCGTAACTTCAAACGCACCCGTCTCGTCATTATATGTGGCTAATCCTTCTGCCGCTTGAATAATTGCGTCTTGTAAACCTTCAACGTTATTCGTTGCCATATACATTAATTGTAATGGATCATTAAGTGCACCAACGGCACCACCCACCACTTGTAGGTTAGCAGCCATATCCAACGCACCCTCAGGATCGAACACTTTATTAGCAACGGTGAATACGGTATCCATATTCATCCTAAATTCAATCGATTTTTGGACCATTCTCTCAAGTCCCTTAACCCCGTTTTGAAATCCGAATTGGTTAAGTTTCCCTAAATTATCCTGTAAACCTTCAATAACTTTCTTAGATTGTAATCCAAGTTCTAACGATTCTTTTCCCGCATCCCCGATCGCCTCGGCAGCTTCTTGGGCACCAATACCTACTTTCTCAAATTCGGCAAAAGATCCGACCATATCTCTATAGTCAATACCATAAGCCTTAGAAACTTCACCAGCTCTCTTTAAGATATCACCACCAACTAATGCAAAACGTCCTTGATTTTCTATCAATCGACCCGCCGCATTAACCATTTCGTCAAAGTCGATGTTGATTGCAATCATATCGGCTTGGATATCTCTCAACCCATCCCTGAAATCTCCCGATAATTTACCTGTTAATCCAAATTTCTCATTTAATACGGTTAACGCCATCGAGGTTTCCTCAACAGTTGTTGCAACGGCATCTAACCCCATATTAGCTAAGTTCCCCGCAATACCTCCAATGGATAGTCCACCCGCATTATCTCCCGACGTATCTTTAGCGAATATTTTACTAAATAATTCACCGACACCCGTCATTCGATCGGGACTTAAAGTTTCAGTCCTCTCACCGGCCTTTAGTAAATCACCAATGGCACCAGTCACCGATTCACCTGACGTTCTTTTAGGTGCTGTCGGGGTTTTCGGTCTTCTACTATCAGATAGTGCATCCTCATAATCAGACTTAGATATTTTACCTTCGTCTAATTGGGATTTAAGAAATTCTTGATATAATTTGTTTTGATCGGCCATTAACTATCCTTTACCAATAAATATCAATTAGAAGGTTTTTCAAGATCAACAATCCTTTCAATGTAGTACCTTCTTAAATAAATTGGCAATTCAAGTACATCTCGATGTGTAAACCCTTTTCTGAGTAGAAAAATGGTCTCAGTAAGCGCATTGCTCCTATAATCCGTAGAAAGGGCGAAAAAACTCAGCCCCAAAGTCCAACATAAAGTTGACCTCTTCTCCTGACGGGGCTATAGTTCTTAGTTTTAGGTCCACTCCTGGCTTGGAGTCTTTGACATATTTTCTAAATTTTTGTGAATCGACAATCGGTAATGTCTCCACAAAATTCCTGATATTCATAATATCTTTATTTCCTTTTACCGATTTAATCATCATTTCCAACTGTTTTGTAACAACGGGAGGTGCCCCAAGACCATTCCAAGTTTTACTGATGTCTCTAATTTCATCTTCTTGTTTGGCATTTAGAAACTTAAATGTAACATCTACTTTAGATTTTTCGAAGGTGTATTTGTACTCCCCATTTTCATCTGCAACTAAATTAAAGTCTTTGTACGATAATTCGGATAAGTCAACTGTGAATTCAAATTCTTGATTTGTTTTGGGGTCAGTCATTTTTAAATTATACTCAGTACCAAATGCGGTATTTCGTAGGAAAATTAAAATAGCTTGTTTATCCTCCTCAACCCAATCTTCAATTGGGACATCCCTCGTTAAGATTTTTCTTCTTAATAATTCGGTAATTACCGTACCTGTTTGAATAAGGTTTGGTGATGATAGAATATTTTCATCTGCGGCGGTCAGATACGCCACCTTTACAGATTTCATACCATTTGGGTAAAAAATACCTCTACTTGGTAGTTCCACCACATCATAGGCAATTGTTGGATCTATTTTATATTCGTGATTTTCCATATTAATTTTGACTTTATCTTAATTTACATAATTACCCAATAAAAGTAAACAATATGTGATTTTTAAAATAAAAAAAGGGAACCCCTTGAGGTTCCCCTATAATTTGATGACAGAAATTTATTTTATTAGTATACTTGGATACATCTATCCATTCTTAATGAACAGGTGATAGATGCTAGATCATCTCTAGAGTAATCTAACTCGTTAAAGTTTAGGTCAGTGATGAACGTACCTTGGAGAATCCATTTCTCAACAACTACTCCGGTTGGGTCCAACATTTCTAATTCAATATCTTTCTTATATCCCGCAGCGTAACCCATTCTACCTGTAACAGATTCCGCATGTAAACGGAACCATTCCATTAATGCTTGGGATGCCGAAGGACCAATTGGGTCTTTGAATGTCATTCTGATTTCATTCCACTCAAATCTACCCGCAACATATGTTGAGGTATTTAAGAACGGGATGGGTACAGAATTAATCTTCGCACTAGGTCTAGCTGCTGAAGTAACGTACCATTCGTTGATTCCCAATGATGAAGGGAAACGAACAATAAATCGGTTAACTCTTTTCGGTTCGTAAGGAACCGGCATTTTCAT